AATAAAAAGTTATGGGAATCTACAGGGGTGTTAGTTTCCGAACCTACATATAAAAAATACGATGTAATTATTGATATAAGAGAACACGATTTAGTTCTTAAACAACAATTATTAGAGCCTGGAGGTATTTGGGTCATTGCTGCGGAAAAAGAACCAATCGTTACTAAATTTAGTGAATTACTTTGGAATGCCAATACTATCGTATTCCCTAGTCCAAGACATTCAAGATTTTATGATTCGATGTATGACGCAGCTCTTTGGATTAAAACAAATAATTTAAATGTTGACAACTTTTGGACTAGGTGCTACAATCGCGACACTGAATGGCAACAAGCATTCGAAGATGGATTAAAAAGACCAACCGATTATAGTAGAGGTTACATTAAATGGGACTAAACACAGAAGAAAGAAAAGAAATAACTTTCTTTACAGGATATGAAGTCGAACATACTGTAGCACATGGTATGTATACATTGTTTGTCGTTGGTACTCCGTCACTGGAGAAAATTTTAGACATTGCTAACGAAAGTCAATCCAATATTGACGAAAACAAACGTATTAAACAAATCTATTTTGGTACTAGTCAAAGTTTTAATCCAGAAACATATGACGACTGGAAAACTTGGGACAAACTTATTCAAGGATGTCTAAAATCTAATTATTGGGTATGTTTAGACTTCGATGTAAAATATGCTGAAGAGATCCACGAAGAAGGCTGGTGCGAGGAAAATAGATTTATTCCAATGATTAGTGTAAAATTACCTTACATTAAACTTTACAATTATAATACAACTCTTAAAATTGATGATCGAACTTGGGGTGCAACTAATTCTGGTGTTTGGACACATCAACTTCATAGATTAATGAGTATACACAAATATACTCATTGGGATCAATACACACAAGATAAAGGAATCTAACAATGAGTAGTTTCTTCCTTTACGTTCATGACGATCTAAGTGGTGACCCTGATTGGAAAAAAATTGGAAAATCTATGACTCCGTACTCAGCTGTTAGAGCAAGACAAAAATACTGCTCTAAAGTTTTCCATCTTAATCACGTTTGGTTCGGAGATCCTACAGATATAAGCTTTGTCGAAGAAAGTATTAAAAATAATCTATATACACTTTCTGCCAAATATCTTAACGGCATAAGTGCTACCGAAGTGTTCAAAATAAAAGAGAGAGAACTAGTTAAACAAATAAATCAGATAATCGAAGATTACGGACTCAGCGTTTGGAAACAAGATTTAGATAAACCTTATTCTGCTTCTAAAAGTAGTGAGTGCCCTTTTAAAATTCCATCAGAAAAAGATTCTTACTATCATTTAAAAAAGATACTTAAAGAGCATAAACCAAAGACTACTCCAAAAAAAAAATTTACAGCAAAACAAAAATTCGAAGAACTTTTTGAAGAAATAAATGATGATTATTAAACAAGATATAAGACCAAATAAAATGATCTGGGTTACTTTTCGCAAGGAAGGTATTCACAAATATCCAGCAGCACTAACCGATCCTAACCTAGCAACAGGAGACAAATATGATGTTTCGTTCCTCGGCCATCCTCATCGCCACATTTTTCATTTCCGTGTGTGGATTGGCGTTCATCACAACGACAGAGACATTGAGTTCATCCAGTTTAAAAGATGGCTTGAAGAACTGTACAATGGCGACCAAGCTGTACTGCAATTAGATTATAAAAGTTGCGAAATGATGTCAGATGATTTATACGACATGATTTCAAAAAAGTATCCAAATAGAGAAGTTTGGATTGAAGTCTCCGAAGATGGAGAAAATGGTAGTTTTATCAAATATTAATTTTAATCAATTTACAAGGAAAAACAAATGGCTCGTAACTATAAAGGCTATGCATACTTCGACAATAATCCGCAGATCGTAAAGATCTTCGACGACTTAGAAGCATTGCTTGACTTTTGTCGTTTTGAACTACTGCCTTTCAACGAGGCAGATCTTTATAACAAAAATAGTGAGGTATGGAATAAATTTACCTACGCTAATAAACAATACAAAGGTCGTAACGGCTATCGTAAACATAAAGAACGTCAATGACAATATATATTGTAGATCTCGAAGCAGTAGAAACAAGATATACTGCACAATGGAAAAACCACTTACCTAAAATATTAAAAAAGGGTAATGCAAATGTTGAAGTTATATCTGGCCCTGAGGATATTCCTAGTGCCACTACTCCTGGTGCCTTTCTTAATTTTGGTGGCACTAATATCTACAAGTCTAGACAAACTGAAGAGATTAGTAGATTATTTACTACCGGCAAAGTAAAACCTTATGACCACTTTTTGTTTACTGATGCTTGGCATCCAGGCATCATAAACTTAAAGTATATGAGTGAATTACTAAGTATACCTATTAAAATTCACGCATTGTGGCATGCTGGTAGTTATGATCCTCAGGATTTCTTAGGACGTTTAATTGGAAATAAGCCTTGGGTGCGTAATGCCGAAAAGGCTTTTTTCAATGCTATTGATTATAATTACTTTGCTACAAACTTTCATATAGAAATGTTTGTACGTAATTTACTAAATGATTATCCTTCTGAGAATCCTTGGTTACAAGATGATCTTAACGAAGCATTAAGTGGTCAATGGCCTAATATTATACGCACAGGTTGGCCTATGGAATATTTCTCTGATATTTTTGCACAATATCAGGGCATGCCTAAACGAGATTTAATTTTATTCCCTCACAGATTGGCTCCGGAAAAACAGGTAAACATTTTTAGAGACTTAAAAGAATTATTACCACAGTACGAATTCGTTGTTTGTCAAGAACAAGAATTAACAAAAAATGAATATCACAATCTATTAGGAGAAGCAAAGATTGTATTCAGTGCTAATCTACAAGAAACTTTAGGAATTAGTTGTTATGAAGGTTGTGTACTAAATGCTATTCCTATGGTTCCAGACAGACTCTCATACACAGAAATGTATTTCGACACATTTAAGTATCCTAGTATCTGGACAGATACTTGGGACAATTATATGAATCATAGGCAGCAGTTAGTAAAAACAATAATAGATCATATGAATTTTTACGAAACACGTCTGCCAATTTTGCACAAACAAACGGAGGCATTACGTGAACAATTCTTCACAGGAACAAACATTTACAATAACCTTAAATGATACATTTGAAGATCAAACAAGTAATACAATAACACTTTCCGGCTGGGATAGTTCTAGTATTCCTTCTTTAACTACTTCGGACATCATAAGTTTTACTGGAAGTACAGGTGGCACTTATAACTATACATCGCCTATTACTGTTAGTCAAATTGAAACTATAGATTTAAGCGGTGTGGAAAGTTTTAATACCTTTACAAATTGGTTTAAAGACGAATTTGAAGGACGTTTTCCAGATTATGACAGAGTTATGGAAATGTGTAAAGAATATCCAGGTTTGGAAATTGCTTATCGTAAATTTAAAGAAGTTTACAGTATGGTTAAGGAGGATTATGATGGCAAACAGCGTGAACGCCGGAATAATAGGTAATGGTGCAACCTTAACTATTCCTACTAACAATACTACTACTAATCAAATTTATATTAGTAACGGATCAGGCGGTGGCACAGGCTATGCGTATTCTAGTAATATTCAAAATAACACTATTTTTACCAATTCATCTGGAAAAGAAGTTATGAAGATTCCGGCAGGTGATGAAGGAACAATACAGATTACTGGTAAAATTAAATGGAATGGTGAAGACTTAGAAAAAAGAATAGAACGAATAGAAAGTCTCTTGCATATTCCTTCACGCGATGTTATAATGGAGGAGAAATATGCAAAGCTTAAAAAACTTTGGAATGACTATTACATTGCTCTTGAAGAATACAAAACTTGGGAAAGGCTTAAAGACTCAAAATGATTGAACAACTTATTACAGATAATCCTGGCTGGAAACTAAGACTAAAGGTCAACGACTGCGGTCGTCCTATTGGTTTGAAACATCTCACATTGACTGGTGAACAGTATAACAATGAGGGCGAACTAACTGATACTAGTACATATGACTTCTTCCTCGATAAAGAAGAAATCGCTAAACTTTGGATGGCCTTAGCTAATGGTGTAAAATGAAAAAAATTTACTACAGCTGGAGCGATATTCAAGGCGCTACTTATGACATAGCACGCCAAATATACAAAGATGATTGGCGTCCTGATTATGTTGTAGGCATTACTCGCGGAGGATTAATTCCTGCTACGTTACTAAGTCAATATTTAGAAGTACCTTGCGAAACACTTAAGGTAAGCTTGCGTGACGGCAGTCAATGCGAAAGTAATCTTTGGATGGCAGAGGACGCATTCGGTTATGTTCCTATGAATGAACGAGGAACTGTACACTTCGAAGTTACTGGATTGCCTGTAAGAGAAGATAGTAGTCATCCAGAACGTAAAAAGAATATTTTAATTGTAGACGATATTAATGATACTGGTGCTACTCTTGCTTGGATTAAGAAAGATTGGCAATCAGGATGTTTACCTAATAGCTATGTTTGGGGAAATATTTGGCACAACAATGTACGCTTTGCTACTATTGTTAATAATATGAGTAGTAAAGAAACAGTAGACTATTCGTCATTCGAAATAAACAAAGCAGAACAAGATTGTTGGATTGTTTTCCCTTGGGAAGAATTTTGGCGTGGATGAAAATATTATGTTAACTGCTATTGAAAGGGCCTTAAACGATGGGATTGCTCCTTGGAAAGAAATCGAATATAGAACCAAAGACTTCTGGGTATTTAAAGATGGATTCCCAGTCACAGAAGGACATTTGTTATTTGTGCCGACCCAAGAAACCTGGGACTCACTCGCTGCCTGTTACAAAGCAGCATACGATTTCGGCTACGAAGGCATAAGAACAGAACGTTGGGATGCGTTCAATGTAGGCCAGAATGTAGGCCAAGCTGCTGGTCAAACTGTAATGTATCCTCATGTGCATATGATACCACGAAGAATTGGAGATATGGAGGATCCGAGGGGTGGAGTACGACACGTCATACCTGAAAAAGGAAACTACAAACGGGTATAATATATACATCGAATGGCAGCATGAAAAAATGCCGTGGAATGAAATATGTGCCAAAGTTATTGAAATTTTTGGACTACCTGGGGATCGATATGTTTCATCTCCATCAACACATTTTATGGTCTTTAGATTTAAATCTGAAAAAGACTTTATGTTAGCTGAAATACTACTCAGCGAATACTTAACGAAATGAACTACGAAAAAATTGGCATTATTGGACACGGCTATGTAGGAGAAGCTATTGCTCAAGCAACTATGCCTCCTCTTGAATCAATAATTTTAGATCCAGCAAAAGGGTTCACTGCTACATATGATAAAATAAAAAAAGAGTGTAGTTCTATTTTTGTCTGCGTACCTAGTCCTCAAGGTGAAAACGGCGAGTGCGATACTAGTATATTAGGAGATGTATTAGTCAACTTACAAGATTATAATGGTACTATTATTAGTAAAGTTACTGCTCCTCCTAAATTTTATGAAGAACAGTCGAAAAAATTTCCTAATTTAGTATATGTTCCAGAATTTTTAAGAGCAGATAATCATTTTACTGATTTTGCAAATGCTAAATGGCTTATTGTCGGCGGAACTGTCAGTGCTCATCAAAGAGAAGCTATTAGAATATGTAAGATGCTACAAGTGAATCTTACACATATAGAACTATGCGGTATTGGAGAAGCAGCATTCGTCAAATATTCTATAAACTCGTTCTTAGCTCTTAAAGTTGTTTTTATGAACGAACTAAATCAACTAGCAGTTACTCATAATTATGATTGGAAACATCTTGCCTATTTAATAAAAATGGATGAAAGAATAGGTCATAGTCATACACAAGTCCCTGGCCTAGATGGACACTACGGTTTCGGTGGTGGTTGCTTTCCGAAAGATACAAATGCACTATTAAAATATGCCGAAAGTTTAGGCATAAACCTAAATACATTGGATTCCGCAGTAAAGAAAAATACTTTGCTAAGGTTGACACAACCTAAATAACATATTAAAATAGTAACAAAGGATAATATTATGGTATACAACAAAGTTTATGAAAGCAACGATGACGAAACAGGTCTGGATGCAATGGCAGGCAACGGTGGTTATCAAGAATCGACACTATCAGCTGCAATTCGTGCTAGAATGAAACGCGATGGTAAAAGATTCTGGGCAGGTGATAATATCAGTGATTATCTACACGACAGCGATAAAGAACATTTGATTAACGAAGCAACAGAAGCATTTGAGCTAGTTCTCGATCGTTTATTAATTGATAGAGAGTCCGATCCGAATAGCAAAGGTACAGCACGTAGACTGGCTAAAATGTATTTTAACGAAATAATGGCAGGCAGATATGATCCAAGACCCGATGCAACAGCATTTCCAAATGACTCGGAGGACCGTTACGAAGGTATGCTGGTTGTTCGCAGTGAGCTTCGTAGTATGTGTAGTCATCATCATCAGCCCGTTAATGGTGTTGCCTATATTGGCATTATTGCGGCTTCCAAGCTCATTGGGCTCAGTAAGTACACCCGCATCGCACAGTGGTGTGCAAGGCGTGGTACTCTCCAAGAGGAACTTGCTAATGACATTGCTAGGGAAATCGAACTTGCTACAGGAGCCAAGGATGTAGGTGTTTACGTACAAGCTACACACGGTTGCTGCGAAAATAGAGGAATTATGGCACACTCTAGTTTAACACAAACAACTGTATTAAAAGGTGCATTTAAAAACGACATAGGTACAAAGAAAGAATTCTTTGATAACATTAAATTACAACAAGATTTTGCCCCAAGATAATTAAGGAGAAATAAAATGAATGTAAGCGATAAATTAACTAAAGTTTCTGATAGTTTTACTATCAATATGTATGACAACGGATTTATGGTAGAAGTTTCTGGTCGAGATAGTGACGGAGAATGGAAGACTGCGAAAGTATTGTGTCAAAATTTAGAACAAGTCATAGCAATTGTTACAGAAGTGTCTGATATGGAAAGAGAATAAATGAAAACTTTACAAGAAGCTTGGAACATTATCGAAGAACTTAATGGTGATGCTCACGATCGAGCCTATGATACTTGGGCAGCGGCAGATGAATTATCGGAGTCAGAAGACGAAGACGATTGGGAAACTGCTGAGGAAATGCGTGAAGAAGCTAGCTTAGAACAAGCTAGTTATTTTCGAGAATCTTATGACGATTTAGATAATGAGGAACGTAGTGTAGTCGAGTATTGGCTACAAAACGACGAAGACTTCAAAGAACAATTTGCTGTTTATTACGGCGAAGAAGAATTTGAGAACGAGTTCGGGGAAACTGATGAGTAAAGACATAGACGACGTAATTTTTAGAATGAAGAATCTTAAAAAATTTAAAGTTGTAAGAGATGTTAATGAAAACTTTATTCTAAACGGCAAGATGCCTTATGATGTAAAGCTTGACAAGAATAATGTGTTAACTGTAACATTAATGGCTGTAGATAGAGAGGAAGCAGAACGTCGCGTCAGCGAATTTATCGCAGGAATGAATGATGATTAAAAAATGGTTTAAGAAAAAATTCACAGAGTGGTGTAAAGAAGCTTGGTATTCCGAACAAGAAAAAGAAAAACATGTTCTTGTAGGAATGGGTCAAACTATAGAAGCACGTTCAATACATAGCGATCCTGTTTTAAATTTTACAATTTATAATGCTATTGGCGGTAAAATTGTAGAGTTTAGATATCACGATAGAAAATCTGACCGAAGTCATACTCAGATGTATATTATTGGCAAGGACGACGACTTTGGAGAAAGAATAGCAAAAATTGCTACATTAGAGGTTATTAAACAATGAGTAAAATAAAAATAGCTGAACTATTTTATAGTATACAAGGAGAAGGACGCTTCATGGGCGTTCCTTCTATTTTCTTACGTACATTTGGTTGCAATTTTACTTGCGCTGGATTTGGAATGCCACGTGGGGAACGTAGTACTGCTAATGATGACATTGCAGAAGTAGTTCACATGTTTACCAAATATGAAGACTTGCCTATAGTCGAAACAGGCTGCGATAGTTATGCCAGTTGGGATCCTAGATTTAAAGATCTTAGTCCTGTTCTTACTGTTGATGCCATTGCAGATAGAATGGTAGAAATTCTTCCAGACAATAAATGGAGAGATGTACATCTAGTTATAACTGGTGGTGAACCGTTATTAGGTTGGCAGCGTAGTTATCCAGACTTACTTAGTCATGATAAACTTAAAAAATTAAAAGATATCACATTTGAAACTAACGGCACTCAAGAAATAAGTAAAGAATTTCGTCTTTATCTTTATAAATGGGCTCATAAACATGGATATCATAACTTAACATTTAGTGTTAGCCCTAAACTAAGTGTTAGCGGAGAAAAACGTGAGGATGCTATTCGTCCAGACATAGTCCGAGACTACGAAGACTTAGGTCACACCTATCTTAAATTTGTAGTAGCAACTAAAGACGATGTCGATGAAGCATTAGAGGTTATAGACTTGTATAAAAAAGAAGGGTTTTCTGGGCATGTATATTTGATGCCTGTGGGCGGTGTCGAATCTGTTTATACTCTAAATAACAGAACCGTTGCAGAGCTTGCGATGAAACATGGATTACGATACAGTGACAGATTGCAGGTTCCTCTATTTAAAAATGCTTGGGGAACCTAATGAAAGAATTTATTAAAAAAATAACAGGTATCAAAAAATTACAAGAAGAAAGAGAACGGTTCGAACAAGAACGAGCAGAATCGCTTGCTCGTGCAGCCGAAGCTAAAGCTCAAGAAGAAGAAGCCAAACGTCAAGAAGAATTGGCTAAGATGTCTCCAAAAGAACGTGCTACTGAATTAAAAGAGCCGTATATTGCTGTTTTAGATACTAAAGTAAATCCAGAAAATCCAAGAAATGGATTTTTTGAACTTGACTGGAACGAGTACTTTATTGTACAATTAAGGCAAGCTGGATACGGATTGGATGGTGATCCAGAAGAAGAAATTGTAGATCGTTGGTTTCGAGATATTGTCAGAAATATGTTAGCCGAAGAAGGACTAGACATAACTCGAGGTTCTGGTTATATTAATGTAATTCCAATTAGTCAAGGAAAGTCAGAAGTTTCATGAAATATATTCTTGTTGACACTGCTAACACTTTTTTTCGTGCTAGACATGTAGTTCGTGGAGATGCTGATATCAAACTTGGTATGGCTCTCCATATTACTTTAAATAGCATCAAAAAAGCTTGGCAAGACTTTGAGGGCAAACATGTTGTATTCTGCCTCGAAGGTCGCAGTTGGCGTAAGGACTACTATGCTCCTTACAAAGCCAATCGTGCAGAAACTCGTGCTGCTATGACTCAAAAAGAGCAAGAAGAGGATGCATTATTTTGGGAGACATTTGATAAATTTAAAGAATTTATTATTGAAAAAACAAACTGTACTGTATTGCATCATCCTTCTTTAGAAGCAGACGATTTAATTGCTGGATTTATTCAAAATCATCCTAACGATGAACATGTTATAATCAGTACAGACAGCGATTTTCATCAATTAATTTCTACTAATGTTAGTCAATATAACGGTGTCGCCGATACATTAACTACGTGCGAAGGAATTTTTGATAAAAAAGGAAAACGAATTATCGATAAAAAAACTAAGCAAGAAGCATTAGCACCAAATCCTTCTTGGATTTTATTCGAAAAATGTATGCGTGGTGATTCGTCTGATAACGTATTCTCAGCATATCCCGGAGTCAGAACAAAAGGAACAAAAAATAAAGTAGGGCTTCAAGAAGCATTCTCTGACAAAGATAAAAAAGGATTTGCGTGGAACAATCTCATGCTACAGCGTTGGACAGATCATGAAGGCAAGGAACATAGAGTTTTAGATGATTACGAACGAAATCGAAGACTAATTGATTTAGCTTATCAACCGGATAATATTAAAAAAATTATTAATGAAACAATTCGTACACAAATAGAAAATCCTAAAAATATTAGTCAAGTAGGTATTAGACTTTTAAAATTTTGTCAGTTGTATGATATGAAAAAAATTATAGATAGTATACAGAGTTATGCAGATCCATTTCAAGCGAGGTACACACATGAACATTAAAGCAAAACCAATCGTAGATGGAAAATTTTGGATCATAGAAGAAGACGGAGAAAAGATCGGCATCTTGCATAAAAAAGAAAATAACAAATTTATGCTAAGTGCTCAAGGGCAAGAAAAGTTCTTTTCTAAAAAAACAGAATTAACAAAACTTTTCGGAAAAGATTTCTTTGAAACAAAAGTAAAAACTACAGTAAGTCATCAAGAGATTAGGGAAGTACATGGATATCCTACAAGTTACTATCCTTATAATCCTATGTTTAATGTACAAAAAAAATTGCCTCTTTTCACTAAAAGTCAAGCTAGTAAAAGTTTGTATTGTGCAGGATATTACACAATTAAATTTGAAAAGGGCTGGGTAAAAAGTTTTTGTCCTAAACTGATAACAGTAGAAAGATATGAGTATAAAGGACCTTTCAAAACTGAAATAGAAATGAAACAGGTACTTAATAATGCGAAATCCGATTAATACATTTCCAATACAACAATTTATACAACAAGTCAAAGCTGCCGATTTAAGTCAACAAAAAGAAATAAAGTTAGATATAAAAAACGCAAAAGCTTTGGCATTTTGTATAGGAGAAATAAATTCTAGACTTTTAGAAGATTATGACAGTATGTTGGCTAAATTGTTACAAAATACAGGAGATTCGGTAACAATTAGCATGGATGGGGGCGGATTTAAATAAAATCTTGATAAATATATACGTATATTTGGAGACGTATATATGAGCCGTCCGAAGCCGAAAGTATTATTAGAATACATTAATAAAAAAAATTACAAAAGCGAACAAGTTTTAGAAGCGGATGCCATTTGGGCTGTTTTTTACAAAGGTGAGCCATTTAACTTAAAAAGTTCAAATAGCCTTACCAGTTATCCTGGACCAAAATATAAAAAAGTTAGTTTCAGTAATCCTGGCCACGCACATAATCTTGCTAAAAAATTAAATCAAATGTTTAATACAGAAGATTTTGAAGTCGTTAAATTAACATCCGGCGAAATTATTAAATGATTAGTAAAGAAGTCTATACTAAAATTTTTTTACAACAGAAAGAAAAAAGTATAGATGCTGCTAATGTAAAGTTACATTTACATAAATGGTGGCAAAGCCATAGAAATAAAGATGCCGGTGGATTACGTTTAACTGAAGAAGGATTTAACTTTTTAACAACAGAGTTAGAATTAAAATGTTACGAAGTTCCATTTACTGAACCAATCGATTTAAGTCCGCAAGTAATAATATTCTTTGATAGAAATATGGACTGTCCATATTTTCTTACTAATTCAGCAATAACTGTTTTCTCCGAAAAGAAAAGTTTTGAACTTTATATGTTTTCGGACGACATACGTAAATATGGATTGATAAAAGCTATGAATCGCCAAAATCAATCTAACCAAAATGATGACGACAACTAATAAAGTATTTGACAGTGTAAAAGTTTTATCGTATAATTAGAACACTTAAACAAGTACCAGAACAAATTTTTTTCAACTTAACGAAAGGTTAATAAATGAGCGAAATCATCTCGCGTCAAGTAGGTCCTAAGGCTGCTAAGAAATCTCTGCGCCGTGCTTTCAAAGCGAATCGTCCTTTGTTTATTTGGGGTCCTCCGGGTATCGGTAAATCCGATATTGTTAAACAGCTAGGCGAAGAACTTGATGCTCACGTGATCGATATCCGTTTGAGCTTGTGGGAGCCTACTGACATTAAAGGTATTCCTTACTTTGACAGCGACAATGGTAAGATGGCGTGGGCTCCTCCAATCGAGTTGCCTGACGCTGAGATGGCTAAAAATCATAAACAAATTATCTTGTTTATGGATGAAATGAACAGTGCGGCACCTGCTGTTCAGGCTGCTGCTTATCAGTTGGTTTTGAATCGTCGTGTAGGCACTTACCGACTTCCAGACAATGTTCATATTGTTGCTGCGGGCAATCGTGAAAGCGACAAGGGTGTTACATATCGTATGCCTGCTCCGTTGGCAAATCGTTTTGTACACTTAGAGATGCGTGTTGACTGGGATGACTATTTTACTTGGGCCACTGACAATCGTATTCACAAAGACGTTCTAGGTTTCCTTTCTTTCTCTAAGAAAGATTTGTACGACTTTGATCCAAAGAGTGGTAGTCGTGCTTTTGCTACTCCTCGTAGTTGGGCATTCGTTAGCGAATTGTTGTTTGATGACGACGAGGACGAGAACACACTAACAGACCTTGTCTCAGGTGCTGTTGGTGAAGGACTTGCAGTTAAGTTTATGGCGCATCGTAAAATCGCCAGCAAAATGCCTAAGCCAGAAGACATTCTGTCAGGTAAAATTACTAAGATGGAATCTAAAGAAATTTCGGCTATGTATTCATTGACTGTTAGTCTTTGCTACGAACTTAAAGATTCTTGCGACAAGAATGAAAAAGATTGGAATAAGAAAGTTAACAACTTCTTCAATTTTATCATGAACAACTTTGAAACTGAATTGGTTGTTATGGGTACTAAGTTGGCACTTACCCAGTATCAACTTCCGTTGGATCCGGACGAAATTGAATGTTTCGACCAGTTCCATGCAAAATATGGCAAATATATTGCGGCAGCAACGGATCGAAACTAATTCAAAACTAATTGACAGGGCCTGCGGGCCCTGTTATAATATAAGTACAGTAAATATTTAGGAGCAAAAATGAGTTATTTAGATCCAGTTGTTGACAAAATTGTAGTAGCACGAGTTGGTTTGTTGCTACGTCATCCATTTTTTGGCAATATGGCTACTCGTCTTAAAATTATGGACGGTAGTGATTGGTGCCCTACTGCGGCTACTGATGGACGCCATTTGTATTATAACCGTGAGTTTTTTGACAAATTGACTAACAAACAAGTTGAATTTGTTGTTGCACACGAAATCCTTCATAATGTATTTGATCATATGTCCAGACACGAAGGGCGTGATCGTTTTATTTGGAATGCGGCTGCTGACTATTCAGTTAACGGTCAGTTGATTCGCGACCGTATTGGTGAAGTGCCTCCGGAGATTAAAATCTTTCATGATACCAATCATTATGGTAAGAGCACTGAACAAATTTACGACGAAATTTTTGAAAAGATGGATTCTGAACAATTGGCTGCTCTTGGACAATTGCTTGACGAACACATCGATTGGGAAAAGGAAGGAGACGGTAATCGTCCTTCTTATACTAAAGAAGAACTGAAACAGATTCGCGATGAGATTCGAGAAGCTACTATTCAGGCAGCACAAGCCGCTGGTGCAGGTAATACTCCGGCAAGTATTCAAAGAATGATTAAAGATCTGACTGAGCCTAAGATGAATTGGCGTGAAATTCTGCGTCAACAGATCCAAAGTGTAATTAAAAACGATTATACTTTTATGCGTCCTAGTCGCAAAGCTTGGCACATGAGTGCTATTTTGCCTGGAACTCAATACGACGAAACTATTGATATCTGCTGTTCAATTGATATGAGTGGCTCGATTACTGATGACATGGGTAAAGACTTTATCAGTGAGATTAAAGGTATTATGGAAGAATACAAAGACTACAAAATTAAATTGTGGTGCTTTGACACTCGTGTATACAACGAAGCAGATTTCGATGGGTATAATGATGATATCATGGGTTACGAACTTATGGGTGGCGGTGGCACTGATTTTATGTGCAACTGGACTTACATGAAAGAACATGACATTAATCCTAAGAAATTTATCATGTTTACTGATGGATATCCTTGGGACTCGTGGGGCGATCCGGACTATTGTGATACAGTATTCATTATACACGGTAATGATAACATTGTTCCTCCTTTTGGTACTCACGCCTATTACGAATTTAAAAATTAATGGACGTCGATAAAGATGCATTTAGCAGCGGTCAGATTGGTAGTAAAATCTGGCTTGCTGAGCATATCGAATCTGCTGTTTCTCATTATCAGTTAAAAAATCCTTTAAGAATTTGTATGATAGGAGGCTGGTACGGTCTTTTAAATTTTATCTTACAAACAAGAAATGGTATTAAAATTTTACATGTAAGGTCTGTTGATGTAGACAACACGGCTTGTCAAATAGCAGATGTAATAAACGAGTATTGGGTGTCTCGCAACTGGCAATTTAAATCGATAGTTTCAGATGCAAATGCATTCGATTATGATAATTACGATTGTGTGATTAACACAGTAGTCGAACATATTGATTCAAATTTATGGTTTGAAAAAATTCCTAAAGGTTCTCTAGTTGTACTTCAATCAAATAATATGAAGCACGAAGATCATATTCATAATCATAAAAGTTTGAAAGATTTTGATAACTCGTATAACTTTTCGGATACGTTTTTTTTAGGACAAAAAGATTTTATGTATCCTAATTGGAATTTTAAACGATATATGAAAATTGGAATAAAATGAACATCCGTAACGGAAAAATAAATCCTTTAAATGCATTAGATATTAGAAGAGTGTATTTTCCTGCACATCATTTTCATTATATCAAATTGGAGAAATTTCACCCTGGATTTCTAAGAAATTTAGAAGAATGGATTTATAACAATCTTAATGGAAGATATTATATCGATTGCTCATTATCATTGATTGACAATAATATAACCTATATTACTAAAATTGGTTTTGAAATTGAAAAGGAAATTAGCTTTTTCAAAATTGCTTGTCCTTTAATAAATCGATGATAATTACTTTTATTTAAAAGGAGTTCTTATGTCAGACGAAACAATGCAACAACCAGCACAACAACCAGCTCAACAGCAAGAAGGTGAATCTACCGATTTAACTGTTTCTGATTTAAATGCTATGAAAACAATAATTGACTTAGCTAGTTCAAGAGGTGCATTTAAAGCGAACGAAATGCTCGCTGTAGGTACAATTTACAATAAACTTTCTACGTTTTTATCATCTATAAGTAAACAACCACAAACAGGAGCCTAATATGGCAGATATCAAACACGTAGGAAGAATTAAAAGAAATGGCAAGAAATGTATAGTAGTGTTTAGAACCTTGCCCGGTGATGCATTTAACTGCTTGGTAATTCTAACTGAATCACTATCACCTAGTTATCACGATGCATTAATCAATTTAGTAGAAGGCAATGCGGCACAAACTAATTCAGAACTAAGTGAAGTCCTAGCTAGATCTGTTTTTTCGGATGGTACTACAATGCTTCCTTCGTTGCACAAACAAGGATTATTAGTCAAAGTTCCTACTGATCAAGTAGAGATGATCCCTAATACTTCAATATCTATTACTTTGTCCGAACTAAATCAAATTATTGCAGAACAAAAAGGTGTTTCTGTACAAGATTTAATGCCTGGTACTGAAATACAAGATGTAGCAACTGTAAAAGATTTAGCTATCGAAGAATCAAAAAATCAGAATGACGACTTAGGTAGGACAACAAGTTCTTCTGTTAACGAAACTTCTGAACCATTAACTGACGATCAGTTGGCTAAAAAATATCGAAGTGATGCGGACAGATTGAGCAAAGAGGCTGCTCAACTTAGACGAATGGCAGAAGATTTAGTTCCTACTAAGAAAAAGGTTGTTAAAGCATAGTGTCTAAAGGGAAGAATTTTCCCAAAGATGTTATTGATGTTTGGCCAGAAGTTTTCGGAGAAATATCTCTAAATGTCTTACCTCTTGGGTATTTAGATACCGTTGTTATAAAATTTAAAAACAAAAAAGTTTGGGAAATAAATTTAACTGATTATCATAAAAAAGAAAACTGGACTGAATTCGAAAGCAGTCTGAAAGATGTTCTGTCATCATATGAAGATTCTATAGACAATGTAGATTTTAAATTAGATACAGAAAGAATTAAAAAAGATGTTATTAAACATACTAACAATTTCCTTAAGAAAAGAAAGTTATAAATAAATGCATGTTAAACTTTTATCCTACAGTCAACCAACTAGCGACTTTGCCTCCCTTGGAATCACCGATGCTCAAGAACTCATCGCATTCTGCGCCCGAGTCTCGAACCCGAGTAATCAGTTCAATCACGACACCAGTAGCAAGCTCATCAGGTACCTCATTAAACACCAACACTGGAGTCCTCTCGAGATGGTATCAGCTTGCATGGAAATTACGACAACACGAGATATTGCAAGGCAAATCTTACGTCACAGAAGTTTCAGTTTCCAAGAGTTCAGTCAGAGATATGCTGACCCTACAAAAGATCTTAACTTCGTTAGACGAGAAGCAAGACTTCAAGACACCAATAACAGACAAAACAGTATAGAAATCGACGATGAAGATTTACAAAAACGTTGGGAAAAATGGCAGAACAATGTAATTGCCGAAGCACGTATGGCTTACAACTGGGCTATTGAAAACGGTATTGCTAAAGAACAAGCTCGTGCTGTTTTACCAGAAGGATTAATCGAAAGCAGACTTTACATGAATGGTACATTACGTAGTTGGGTACATTTCATTGAACTACGCAGTGCGAATGGTACACAAAAAGAACATCAAGAAGTTGCTAAAGCCTGTGCTGAAGTAATTTCAAAAGTGTTTCCGTTAATTTCAGATCTTATTTCAAACTGATCTTCGAGCCAATTAAAATCATTAATTTTTAATAATGCCGACTGATTGTCGGCATTGTTTTTTGCATATAGTTTTCCTTGATTGGCTCCGTCAATAACATAATTTCCATATCGTTTATCTTTTCCGACAGTACACCATACTTCGAGCCTTTGTGCTGCTTCAGGATCATTATCAGACTTTAATGTTAACTTAACACATTCTCTAAAAGCACTTTTCCAGCTATTAAAAGGATCTGTATTAAAATCTGTATAATTACTAACTTCTTCTATTACATAAAAGTTTTTGCTAATAGACATTGTCATGTCTAAATTATTTTCTACTTTCATAGTTGAAATTTTTGGTAACAATTTTACTGCTCCATAACCATATTCTAAATCGTTCACTGGATTTTTACTGTGCCATACAAACACAGAACTATGATTATATTTTGGAACTAATAAATCAAATTTAAAATCTTCTACTAATCTTGCATCAGAATCAATAACCCAAAACATTGGAGTGGTAGATAGTTCAGCTGCTTTTTTGTGTGCGTTAAAAATTCCATTAATATCTTTAATGTGTTTTACTCTAGGAAATTTTTTTTGAAGTGTTTCAAACTTGCTATCTGCTAACACATCGTTATAACTTATAAAAAATATATCATAAGGCTTATTGAAACTAGCAAGTACAGGATGTTCTTTTTTATGATCTAAAATTCTTAACTCGAACTCGTCTTGATGTAATCTAATATTTTTCGAACATAGTAAAATACCATTAAATGTATCTACATCAATATCTTTATTTAAAAATACATGGGTTATGTTTTTTTCATATTCGTTATTTTGATCTATTACAAAATCAAATTTAAAATCTGTCATTACTTCTAAAGAAGGATGAACTACCCAGTACATTTCTGTAGATGCTGTATCAAATATTTTTAAATAATCCTCGTAAGATTTAGGATAAAAAACATCATATAATCTTTTTACAGAAGAAATAATATCTATTTTTTTACTATTTGCAAAAAATTTATATTCTAATTCTTTTGTAGAAACATGCAGATCTTTAGGAACTAAACAAACACCTGGTAAATCAGAATTTTCTACAGAAAATATATGAACATATTTTTTATCATAATCAAGTGGCTCAAACAGAAAATCAAAGTTGCCATTTACTAAAATATAATCCCAAATGACCCAAAACATGTCGGTTGTTGCTATAGATTGCGCTTCATTAAAATTTTTTGCTTTTTTAATGAAAGGATATTTTTTTACTAAAAGTTCGTAAGACGGATGACATGCACCTGTTATAACTATGATATCTGAACTAGGTTTCATGATAGCAGAAATAATATCTATTTTTTTACTATTTGCAAAAAATTTATATTCTAATTCTTTTGTAGAAACATGTAGATCTTTAGGAAATAAGCAAACACCTGGTAAATCAGAATTTTCTACAGAAAATATATGGACATATTTTTTATCATAATCAGGTGGCTCAAAATCGAAATTAAAATTTTCGTCTAAGAAAATATAATCCCAAACGACCCAAAACATTTTGGTCATCGCAATAGATCGCGCTTCATTAAAATTTTTTGCTTTTTTAATGAAAGGATATTTTTTTACTAAAAGTTCGTAAGACGGATGAAGTGAATCCGTTATCACTACTATATCATACATTTTTTACACTATCACTTTTTTATTAACGTAGTATATTTATAATATAAATAAATGGTGTTAAAAATCTTAGGAAGACAAATGAAAAATTGTAACGAATGGGGAAAACTAAACAAAGTTATAGTTGGTATTGCAAATAATGCTAAAATTCCAGAAATAGATATTAGTCTAAGAACTGTAAATTATTCTCACATAACTGACGAATCTGAAATACTGCAAGGGCATTATCCACAACAAGTTATCGACGAAGCCAATGAAGACTTAGAAAAATTTTGCGATTTTTTAAAAAGTTGTAATGTTACCGTTGTAAGACCAAATCCAGAAATGACTCCTGAATACCATTTTTATTGTCCAAGGGATTCTGTAGTCATTTATGATCAAATTCAAATCGCTGCACCGATGGCGTTACAGAAACGAAGAAAAGAATACATGTCAATGTTGTTTTATTTTCCTTATTTGAATGTTATTCCAAATTATGTCGGAAACGATGTATACAATGCAGAATGTATAGGAAATCCTGATGTTTTAGCTTTAAAAGAAAGTCATCCAAAATTTGATGCTGCCAATGTTATCAGAGCTAATGAAGATTTATTATATCTAGTTTCAAATAGCGGAAATAAAACAGGAGCGGAATCTTTACAGCGACTATTAGGTCATAAAGCTAAAGTTCATTTATTGGAAAATGTTTATAATTACACTCACATTGATAGTACAATAGCATTTCTAAAAGAAGGATTAATGCTGTTAAATCCTGAAAGAATTAAAGACAAAAGCATTTTACCTGCTCCATTTAATACTTGGGATGCAATATACTGTCCCGAGCCTGTAGATAAAGGTCATTTTCCAGGATACTGTAATGCTTCAAAGTGGATCTCAATGAACTTGTTTAGTATAAATTCTGATTTAGTAGTTTTAGAAGAAAATCAACATGACTTGAGATCAGAATTAAAAAAATACAACATCGATTGCGAAATGCTTCCTATGCGTCATCAAAGAACATTGGGAGGAGGATTTCATTGTGTAACACTAGATATTGACAGAGATATAGTTTAGAAAATACATAAAATAAACTTATTCTTAAATTAATTCTTTACACATATAATAGAACTTTTCCATTTCTGGAAAAGTTTCTAAAAAATTAGTTCCTCTTCGTCTATCATGCTCATCCACAAAAATAGCGAAATCCTTTCTTAAAATGTTTTTAAACGGTTCATTATTTCCTAAAGATTCTTTAAAAGTGTGTTTTACTCGTTCTAATTTATGTATTTCATATTCGCTAAATCCGGCTCCTGAAAATTTAGCATGTGTGAAATTCGACTTCATAAAATTAATCTGATCATCGAAATATTTTTCGAAATCTTCGGTTAAGATATTTATAGATTGATGCTGTGGATATACTAAACGAGGAATATCAATTCTAAAGGCAGATTGTGTTTTATTCTCTATGGAACTAATAAAAGATTGTTTAGTCAAATTAAAAACATCTCCTAAAAATAATTTAAAAGAACCTAAACTTAAATTATTATATGTTGCCATTACAAGTATATCGCCGCCTGGAACCTGTTGAATATATTTTTCACAATTTTTAAGCCAAAAATTATAATCTAATCCATAACGAATATATTCTGCTTGTTTTCCATAAGCCTCACAACTTGTAAACAACCAGATTTTTTTTACTAAATTATTTTCTGTGATAATTTTAATTTTTTCTAGAAAAGAATCAAATAAATTATCTGGCACACAGAGATTCGTGTTAATTGATAAATCTAATTTAGGATTTGGATTATCAATTATATAATTTAAAACCTTAAATAGATTCTTGTCTAGTAAAGGTTCGCCTCCTGTAATTCTAAAAGTATTTAGATCTTTATAGATTTTAGGAAACCATTCCCAAAACGCATCAACATAAGGATTATTTTCGCTGGCTTTTAATGGAATTTTTCCTACAGAAACAAGATGTTCTAAATTATTATAATTGCCATGTGTTTTATATGGACCATATCTTTCAATTTCTTCCATCCATTTACTACTAATAGCGGGATTACAGTAACTACATTTAAAATTACATACATTAGAAAAACTTATCTCTAAATATTTTGGAGTAATGTTTCCTTCTGCGCCGGCTTTTAAAACTTCATCAAAATAAGGATAAGACCAATCATCAGAACTTTTAAGTACTCTGTCACTAAAATCATCGCTATTTTTAAGATCCTCGACTGACCAACAATACTGACACTCTTGCGGTCTTATTCCATTTAGCATTTCATTTCGTCTTTCTTTTTTGTATTGTGTATTATGTAATGCAGACGAATTTATTTTGATTTCTTCTAAAGGAATTTTATGACTAGCAGGATGATGGCAACTGTGTGTATGTCCGATTCCTAAATGCACCGTAACCTGTGTCCATTTAGCTAAACAAAAACCTGGACCAACATTATCTAATTTCCTTTTAATTTCTATTATCTTTTCTTTATCCATTAAAATAAATTCCTTCTTATCGTTCTAGGTATATTTCTATAAACAGTTTTAAAAAATTTGGATCCATCTTCGTCTAATGTTGCTATTGGCATATCTAATTTTTTTTGTAAAGAATTACCGTACCAATTTAATTTCTCTAAATCTATATCTTTGTCTTTATAATGTTCGTTAAAATATTCTGTAAGATATTCAAAATCACGAACATTGGCATAATCCCAATCTGTACAATTAGTTAAAAAGCACCCTTCTCGAGCTCCTAACATTGACCAAAGACCATTTTTAACGTCGGCTCCTACGTTAGACCAAATTAACAATCGTTGATAGTTTTGCCACCAAACGCCTTGAATTCTATTTACCTTTGCTCCTTGATCTAAACTCATCTTTACACCTTCACGAAATCCCGCTCTCCATGCCTGAAAAGGTGTAGAATTTGTAAAGCTTTCACTGTAACATTCATCGAACTGATAATACCTCTTGTCGAAACAAAATTCAACTTTTCCTTTAACATCGTCTGGATCAGAATTTTCGTGTGTACGCATTTCATTTACAAATTTGCGGGTCCACATCTTTAGTCCGCCGTTACCATACATCAACCCATTAACATGTACATGTCCACACCAACTGAAAACATGATCAGAAGTAAGATTCAATTCTGTTAAATCAATTGATACTGAAAAAAAATCTTTATTTACAATATTATCAGCATCTACTGTTACAAAATATTCTGTTTCGCTTGCTGCTGCACAAGCTTTATGTGCATTATCTGATCCTTTAACACCGTGAACTCTCTTTGCCCAAGGTATTTTTGTTAACAAATCTGCATAATTTTTTTCAGCATTGGGTTCATCATAACTTAAAAAAATTATATCTTGATCTATTACATTGATTTTAGACATGTATTACTCCAATTTGATCAATATATTTTCTTGTTATTACAGCAAGTAATTCAGGAGTTTCTTCAATTTTATTAACGAAAGGAGAAACTATATTGTTGTTTAATAATGACTTAGTTTCTATCTCAATTTTTCTATATAATAAATTGTAGTCTTCGGAGTTACAAATAAAAAAACTTAGTACTTTATAATATTGATTATCTTGAAAAGTTTTTTTAAAATCTTCTCCTAACTCAAACTTCCAACATTTGTTTTGCAAATCATGAATAACTTTTAACATCAATGAATCATTTAGATTTTTATTTTGAAGAACAAAGATATCTTTGTATATAGGTATATATGATTCATGTTTAACTTCTTCAATAACTAAATCTTTGCAATTTTTTACTCTAATCTTATGTGCTGCAAAACGTTTAGTTCCTTTAAGAAAATCAATAATTATTTCTTCTGGACATTCGTAAAAATTACCAAACTCTTTAATTTCGTTAGTAACACAAGTTATATATTCGTCATCGTCATAATAGACGTACCACGTCTGCATAATTATCCTCTAGAATTTCAATAATTTTATCTGTTAAAAATTTACTTTCTGTATAATGAAAAACACCTGTTTGTAAAAAATTAGAAATTTTTAATTCTCCTTTAGAATTAAAATTTTCAATTACAGAATTTTGCCAAGAAAGTGTATAATCTTTCCATCCTTGTACTTCTTTTTTCATATGTACAAAAGTTGGTACGGGCACATCTAAAGTAAATTCCGTTTCTGCATCCATTAATTTAGTTATTATTGCCGAGCTTACATCGAGACTATAAAATGATTGTGTTGCTTTTGGAGCAAATTCTGCATAAATTTCATCATAATGCTTTGACATAGCATCTAACCAAGCATAAAATTCATAAGCTCTTTTAGTTTTCTTAAAATAATGAATGCCAAAATACAAATCAGGCAGATCATTTTCAGTAAAACACTTTCTAAGTTTTGAATTCTTTACTACTGAACCTCTGTAATTATAAACAGTTTTGGTTAAAACTAGATCCTTGCCTTGCATCAAATCCCACCAATAATCATTAGATGAAAACAATAGCATATCACTGTCATAAACTAAAGTTTCATCAAAAGGACTAGAGTAGATTATCTTCCATCTGTTTTGAACTTTCCAAATAGAATCTTTAGCTTCATCTCCCCATGGGATCTCAATAATGTAGTCAAAAACTTTTTTATAATGCTCAGGAACTGTGTCATTAGTAACTAAACATGTTTGATTAATTTTATTATGTCTTTTTATAGTAAGAGCCAAAGCATAAGCTTGTCTAACATAATCCACATCGCTGTTTTGAGCAAAAATTAAATGACCCTTATTCATAGTAATTCTCTCAAAAGACTGTGTTTATTCATTACATGAATATCTATATTGTTGTATTTGATCAGAGATAAATCATTCTGGTTGCTATCAGATTGAATAAGAAAAGTTAAAGAATTATCTTTGTCTTTAACTAAAGTGTCTTTATCTAATGAAAAATACATAGGATATGGTATTACATTTTCAAAATTATCAGGAATAAATCCACTTAAAATATGAATAGCAATACTGAACGCAAAATCATTTCGAAATAACGGATATTTTATTTGATAAAGTAACCGATAAAAATCCCAATTTTCTTTAATAAATTCTACTAAATTAAAAAATGTTTTAGTAAAATTAGTTTTTTTAAAATAGAAAACAGTAGCCCAATAAAAAGGAATAGAAAATTGATTAATAAATTCGAATTCGTCTGTTCTTTTAAATCCTACTATGTCTATAGAATCTTTAAAAATTAAAAAATCTTTATCTGAATTGAACCAATTTAGAAGAAAAGAACTATTAACTATATAATCTACATCTAATACTAATGTCTCATCGTATGGACTTAAATCATAACATTTAAATCTATTAGAATTTTTCCAAGGAAATTTACTATCTAAATTAATTCCATCACTAAATGTTTTTAACTGAGTTTCATTATCAGAAATTTCGATAATCTTATCAAATAAATCACAATCTTTAAACTTAGCACTATTATCTGTAACTACAGTTATTGGCAAGTTTAAATGTTTGATCATACGCTTGGCCGACTTGATCGTTAAAGTGTAATAGTCGAATCCTCCCGAGAATGCAAATAGTAAGATTCCTCTACTCATAGATCTAAGATACTTTCAACATTTTTACTATTTTTTAATTTTTGATAATTAACCAAAAAAGAGTAAGTAGTTTTCATGTAAACATCTATAATATCTTGTAAGAACTTTTCCAAATTTTCAATTCGAACTGGTATTCCGGCATCATCTATTAACACAAATTCATTATAATTAGACACTGTTCTAATAGTATGAATAAAAGATATTAATTCTTTGGTTATTTTAAAAGAGCTTCCGGAATAGAAAAATACAAGAGATTGATTGTATTCTTCTTTTAAAGCACGTTTTTGATTAGCCAAAACTGACATAGTTTTAGCTAAATCCATTAGTTTTTCAATTTCAATAGTCACAAAAAACTCCGCATAACTTATACTATAATTATGCGGAGTTAAAAAATTTTGCTTATATCTTGATTAAGTAAGAACTGCTAATCCTGGACCTTGTGAAACACCGGTTGGTCCTGCTACTGAAACGTTACTTCCTGATGGTCTAAAAATCTGAACAGTACTTGTTAAACTTCCTGTTACTGATTCATCGACTATTCCTCCAACATCATCTCTAAATTGAACAACAAATGTAAGGATTCTTCCTGTACTTGCAGGTGTGGCATCGATCCTAGCTGCAATGTTGTAATCATTAACACCATATCCAGTTACAGGATTAGAAGTTGCAATAAAAATTTGTTGTCCTGGAGTAGAAGTAGTTAAGTCATAAAAACCAATAGTTGATCCAGTGCCGGTGCGGCCAACTGCTGCGGTG